ATTATACTCAGACCTTTCTACAATGGCTTTCTTATCACCATTCATAAATTTAGATAGTTCCATTATGCAATCATTCCTATAAATCGATTTAATACAACACGGTTAGACAACCTGTTGCCGGCGTATTTACTGAATGCTGACACCAGACCACGAGTAGTAGCATTTTCTTTTACATGAAATTCTACACCATCATCAGTATCTAGGCCTTCTGAACGGAGTAAATAATATTCATCAAAGCCAGCATTGGTAATAATTTTATATTTCTCTTTACGGAACTCGGCTTTTAATTTCATATGGTCACTAGCTCTAGGATAGAATGTGTGTGCAACACGGCCAAACTCACGAGCAGACAATACATAGAATCCAATCACGTTACATTGTGTTCTTGCTTTTAACAATTTAATGTAGGCGGCCATTAATTCCGGACCATATGGTTGATAAACCTTTTCTTCGTGTTTAGTAATTGGATCACGAATCACTAAGACCTTTTCTTTACCATAACCGCCACCTAAATCTAAATCAGGATTATTATAACCAGATAGTTGTTTTTCTTTGCCATCGGTGTGTGTATGTGAGAACAAAACATTTCTTACTGGATTGCCTTCACCATCGGTTAGAAATACTGTATTGACAATTTGCAACTTGTAGTTCTTTTGAAACTCAGGTATAATCTTCATAGCAGCAATCACGGATTCATAGAGTGGTGTACCACCAAGATGAAACCAATCTGGACGGCAAGACCGTGGATTAACACAATGTACTAAAGCAGAAGAAGCGTAAGTGAATTCAGAAGCCGACATTTTGCTTGATAACAAGTTCATCAATTTAAAATTATGTAAGTCTAAATCACCCACTTTGAAATCGACACTATACTTGTCAGTATGTTCGGATGTAAAAGCATATACTTCGTAAGGAATATTTACCTTCTTACAGAACATTACTAGATTGATTAATTGCTTGACCGTGTTCTCCATGTGGTCAGACATAGATCCAGACCAATCAAGGAACATAATAAGGCCATGAGATTTACCTTCAGGCAAAACTGTCATACGTTTAAAAATGTCTTCGGTAAATTTATACGCATAAACTTTGTTCATGTTTAATTCACCAGTTTTAGAAATCGATGCACGTTTTTGCTGGTCAGCATTTTTACGCAATTCAAATTCTTTGGCCAAATAACTAACAACTTTTTTGGCGTCATTACGAATTTTCATAAAAGCAGGTGTGTCGATACCAGAAATGTTGTATTTACCCAAATCATTTTTGTATTCTGTCCATAACTGTTTGTATGGAACAACTGCACGCTTTAAATCGATATCATTAATGTTACCATAGTAATAATGTCTATTACTCGATTCAAATAATTTACTTTCGTTTTGACGATATGATTTGTCGGTCAAAGAATCAACTTCTTGACCAGAATCTCCACCATCATGGCTAGTTCTTTCATCTTTGTATTCATCTTCAATTTCATCCATTGATTCATCGGCTTGAGAATTCGATTGTGAAAATTTCTCCATGGTGTCATCATCATAATCATCAGAATCTTCGTAACCGTCAGATTCAAACTCACCATCAGGATCTTCTTCGAATTCAGATTCTTCAAATTCAGGATTTTGCAATTTGCGTTGTTCGGATTCTTCTTTCAAATAATCCATAACGTCATACGCAAGCTTGATGACATCATCATATGATTCGGTATTTTCTATACGTTGAACTAACGATTTTTCAAAATCAGTAAAACAAATACCTTGTGCTGCACCACCTTTAGTATAGAGGTTTACACGGTCAATGAAATTCATATCATTCAAATCAGTACCATTAGTACCAAAGAAATCTTTTTCAATTAATTCACGATAGCCACGGACAAAAGAGGAACGAATACCGGGATATTTGTTTTTGATTTTTCTTTCAATACGGGAATCTTCCAGCACATTCATAATACCCATTGGTATCTTTTCTTCGTGTGCTTTCATCATGCCGTCTAGGGGAGTGTATAGAGCATGGCCCACTTCGTGACCTAGAAAAAGGTCATAGAGATAACCTGAGATGTTTTTATCGAGAACGGGAACGGTCAATACACGGTTCTTCACATCAAATGCGGCCGTGTTGGTATTGCGCTGTTCGATTGTCAGATTCTCATTTGCCATTAGTTTGGCAAGTAACGATTTAGATTGAATTAGTTCCATAGATTCTCCGAGTTAATAATAGTATTATCTCATAAAAATCATCTACCGTCAAGCGGTAACTTTCAGGCTGTTGTTTTTATACAACGCTATGATCCGATAAGGCTTTTAGGTAGAGTTTTCCTTCTCTATATTCCATTTCAATCGCTTGGCCTTCTTTCCAGTGATTGTATTTTACGATTTCTTCAGGAAGAATTAGAATACCATCACCCGTACCATCGTTTGCATCAACGATTTTGGTCAAACATGTTTTATTGGTAAAATTCTTTGCGTTTTTGGTAGTCATTTAAGTCTTTTTCCATTCCTGTTAGAACTGCCCACTTGCGAGTTACGATGTCCAAGCGTTTCCACGCAGGAATTTCATCATCATCTGCAATTGCATCAAGCCAAATATGCTCAGGATTGCTATTCATATCTTTTTCCTTCGTTTTTATCGAAAATTCGCTGTTCGATTGCTGTTGCAAGCTCTTCGGCAAGAGCAGGATTGAACTTTACCAGAAAATGAGCAACATCATCAGCTGGTATATGACGCAAATTGTGCATAATTTCGTCAATTCCTCTATATATTTGTGTTTCTTCCCATTGTTGTAACATACTTACCTCACATTTTATAAAAAGTTTCATTAGGAACAATATTTTTGCCTTCTCTTTTCGCTTTTCCGAGCGAATGAAGCAATTTTAACTCAATTTCAAGCTCATTGGCAGACAAATTTTGCAAGTATTCCTCATAATCGTCCCAATCTTCATCACTCCAACCTTTTGGACTCATTTTTGACTATCTCCGCATGCTGGAAATTTCTTTTGCTTCAGTATCCGTAAAAACCGGTACAGCATTTGATTTGTGCATTGTAGCAATACCTTTCATTTTGTTGCCGGTGTACGAATTTGGAACAGGTTTTGTCAAAGCGATAAAACCAGTATCTACGGACGCAAAGTGGGGAGTTTCACGGCCTGCAGGAATCTTGTAAGATGGAAAACTGTTGAAAATCTTCGTGGATTTATTTTTACTGAAATTGGTAGATATAGAATTGATAGAAGCTAACCACTCTTGATTCTGAGTTTGCTTCGCCTTTGAAACTTTCCGTTTTTTAGATTTTGGAATATATCCGTAAATAATCATAACAATTCTCCAGTGTAGAAGAACCATTATACTATAGGAATAGGGGAATGTCAATAGATGTGTTGTGTCGGAACAACATTAATACCAATACCTTTTATTTGAAACGGCAGCATACTTACTTATACTGAAAAAAACAAAAAATAGTGGTATTTTTAAGAATTCTTACTATGTGAAATTTCAAGTTCTTCGAATTCTTCAACTTGCCAATTTTTTAATTGTTTTTTTACTTCTGGATGTTCGCCTCTACGTTTTTTATTGTGTAATACTGTTTTGGCGTAAATGTAGTCATCGTTATAATCTTTATTTTTACGAAACTTACCTACAAACTTTGTCACTCGGTTCTCCTATTTCATGGTTTCAAAATTGATGCCTTTTATCTTAGTTTCAGGCATATTGAACATATCATCCTCCGAAATATAGGTTATATTTGCATCAGGATAACAAGCTTTTATTATTTTGAGTAATTGGCAGACCGTGCCATCCGAATCATTGAATGAAAACACCTCATCAACTATTTTTAAACCTTTTATGATATTCCTACGAGATTCATAATTCTGAACAAAACCACCGTCACACCAAGCAAGATACCAATCAGAGTGTACGCCGACAGCTAACCAATCACCTTTTCTTCTACATTTCTGTAAGAAACTTAATTCGTGATTGCTTAATGGATCGAATTTTCCTGATACTACGACTATTCTATCTTGCGGATGCATTACGGTAAAAGTTGTGGAAAAGCCTCTTTAACAAACTTATAGTTTAAACCTTTAACACCTAAATCTTTACTTAATATACCAATAACAACTTCTGCTTCACGAGGTTCAAGAGATTCAATTAATTGTAATAGTAACTGTTTTCTCTTTTCATCAGATAATTTTTCTGCTGTGGCATCACCCTTTTTGAACAAATACAATTTTCTAATTTCTGTGGATAACTGACACCTAGAAATTCCAGGCAAAGTGTCAGGAATTTTATATTCGTTTGGCATTTCATTTATTAGCCATTCATAATCGGGGTGAAAAGCCAACTCAAGTACCTGTATTAGTGTTCTCGATAAATTCTTCTCAATGACTGCTAATTTTTCTTTTTTTGATGAAGCCATTTCAAACTCATCAAATATCTCATATATGTTTTTCATTAGAATTCCTCTATCACATCCATTAAATTTTTAAGTTTATGTTCCATAAAATAATTCAGTAACTTACCTTTAGCCGGTTTTGTTTCTTCATAATTATTTATAATTTTTCTTTTGATATCA